CCCCAACTGAGACAACACCTAATTTTGCAGTAACTAAAGGATTAGCTACCCATTATTTAAATGATGGGATTACATCAGATACGAGTTCTGTTACAATGGTTAGTGAGGTAGGTTCAAATGATACTAGAACAGTTCCTTACTTTGTCCTAAATAAAGGATTAGCTACCCATTATTTAAATGATGGAGTTACAGCAGATACGAGTTCAATTACAATGACTGGTAGTGGTGGAGGAATCTGGTTAAATGCTTACATAGATACACCTTATCCAACTAGCAGTTCTTATTTTGCAAACGATAGTGGAAACTATACAACAGGTGAACAAACCTTCACTGGATAATTAATAAAGGAGATTTCGATGAATTTAAAAGAAAATTTAGGAGTTATAGGCGAATTGACCATTCAAGTTTTTGACGAGAATGGCAATTTAAAATCAGCAACTAAAGTACCTAACTTAGTCGTTACTGACGGCAAAAACTACATTGCTTCCCGTATGGCTGGAGCATCTGTAACTACAATGGGTTACATGGCTATTGGTACTGGTACTGCTACACCACTTGCTGGTAATGTAAACTTAGGTACTGAAGCGTCTTCAGGAAGACAGTCTATGACTTTTACTGCTTCTACTAATACTGTTACTGGAACTGCCACTTTTGCTGCCACTCAAGGCACTGGAAATATTACTGAAGCAGGTATTTTTAACTATGGCACATATTCAGCTAGCCCATCAGCTGGTCAATACATGCTTTGCCGTACAACTTTTCCAGCTGTTAACAAAGCAGCAGGTGATTCTATCGCTATTACTTGGGTTGTTACAGTAAGTTAATTAAAAGAAAATAAAAATGGCTACATCTTCATTAATGAAGACTATTCTGCATAATTCTATTGCAGATGGTTTATACAACGAGGTTGTTACTAGAAATAGTAGATATTACTACTATTTGGGGAGAACAGTAACTTGGGATACCGAACTAACACCTCCATATCCAACAGATAGTCTTGCATATGAGATGGATTCACGTAGAGATATTATTACGTTGAAAGAAATTAAACCAACAGATATAGCGTATGTTATCCCACGTTATAACTGGACCAGTGGTACAATTTACGATCAATATGATGATCAATACTGTACTGAAGTTCAAGGAGTTAATTTAACTTCTGGTGGATACGGATATGGTTCAGCTCCATATGTTTACATTGGATCTCAAGGTTCGGTAAATTGGACAGCAGTAACTTCTTATATTTCTGGTAAGTTAATTAAATCAGGTAGCAATTATTACATTGTTACAACTACTGGTGTTACTGGATCTACTGCACCAACACATACAACTGGAACAGTTGCCAATGGCACTGCTCAACTACAATGGGTTTATGTTAATGATGGTGGTGGCACAGGTGCTACTGCTACATCAATTGCACCAGTAGAAGGAACTATTGCTGGTATCACATTAAATACTAGAGGTAGTGGATATACAAGCGCACCAACTTGTATTATTGCTGGTGGTAATGGTGTCAATGCCGCAGGAAATGCTGTTGTTACTATTTCTGCAAATGGATTCCAACAACTAGAAAGATGTTTGTTCTATGTTGTTACAGATGAATTTAACGTATATAAGTGTTTAGATAATAATTTAAATGCAATTTCTACAGTTAAGCCAACTTCAACCACTGTTGAACCTATCAGTCTTTCTGATGGTTATATGTGGAAATTTATGTACAATGTGCCTATTGCACTACGTAATAAATTTGTCACAGATGATTTTATTCCTGTTGTTACTGCTCTTCGTAATCAGTTTTATTCTAATGGTCAACTTCAAACTATTCGTGTAGATTCAGGTGGTACTGGATATACTTCTGGTGCAATTACAGTAGTGGGTGATGGTTATTCTGAGGCAGATCCTGTTTATTTGAATGGAATATCTCTTTCCAGTGGCGGATTAAATTATGCCAGCCCAACTGTTTCTATTGATCCACCATTTACTGGTGTTGTTACATGGCAACCAAGCACATTAGTGTTAACTGGACAAAAATTATCTTATAACAATAACATTTATGAAGTAGCTATTTCTGGTGCTACTTCCACTGTTGGACCAGTTCATCGTTTCAATACAGTTACAAATGGTGCTGCAGCGTTGCGTTATATTGGAACAACAGCTACTGCCACAGCAACTATTAATGGTTCTGGAACTATTACAGCATTGACATTATACGGACAGATGAGAACTATTCAAGTTCTTTCTGGTGGTACTGGATATACTTCTGCTCCAACAATTACGCTTGGAAATTTATGGACAGCTTCTACTAGTCTGGCTTTAAACTCTCAAGTTTATTATGCAAATAATTTGTATACTGTAACTACAGCTGGTACTACTCACGCTTCTACTCCACCAAGCCATACATCTGGCTCAGCGTCTAATGGGACTGCCACATTAAAGTGGGTTGGATATCCAGCAACAGCCAAAGCAACATTGTCTGTAACTTCTATTATTCGTTTTGATATTACAGATCCAGGACTTGGATATAATGCTGCACCAACTGTTAATATTGGTACTAAATGGACAGCCAGTACAGTAGTAACTCCAGGACAACAGATTTGGGAATCAGATAGATTATATACTGTAGCAACTTCTGGCACAACTGATGCATCAACTGCACCGATACACCAATCTGGCACTGTTGCCAATGGTAGTACAACTTTAACATACGCTGGTAAACAAGCCACTGCCACAGCAACTATTAAATATGGTTCTGGATATTCCCAAGCACCAACAATCACTGTAGCTGGATCTCCAGGAACTGGTGCAAATATTACTTTTAATACAAGTGATTCTGCTGCTAGATTAATTCCAATTTTTGATAATGGTCAATTGACAACAGTACAAATTGATGATCCAGGTATTGGATATACGTACGCAAAGTTAAATGTTACTGGTACTGGTACTGGAGCAGCAATTTCTGCTGATCTATCTCCAGGTGATGTTAATACTTTACAAGCCACTATTGAATTGTTAACTGTTGATGGACGTATTATGAACATCCCAGTTATTTCAGGTGGATGGGGCTATGGTGGTACACCAACTGTTACTATTACTGGCGATGGAGTTGGAGCGACTGCTACTGCCACGGTAGTTAATGGCGCAGTCACTAAAATTAATATGACATCGTATGGTTCTGGTTATCGCTGGGCAACTGTTATTATTGCTGGAACAGGATTCGGTGCGAAAGTTAGAGCAATTATTTCTCCTTATGGCGGTCATGCTAAAGAAGCACTAAATAACTTTTATGCAAGAACACTAATGTTCTACAGTAATATTAGTCAAGATAAGAATCAAGGATTTAGCGTAAACAATGATTATCGTCAACTTGGAATTATTAAGAATCCTAGACAATATTCAACTACAAATAGTTTGACTTCTATTTTAGCGTCTGCGTGTTGGGTTATTTCTGCCACAACAAGTACGTTATTGTTTCCTAAAGACTCTGTTATTACTAAAACTAGTGATGGTACTCGATTTAGAATTGTTACTAATACAGGAACTGGTATGCTTGTTCAATCTATGGATAACGCTACTATTAGTATTGGTGCTAACTTTTCTTTAGGTAATAATGTTTTTACTGCCACTGCAGTCACTGCTCCAACGGCAGATAAATATTCTGGAGACTTAATGTTTATCGATAACCGAGCAGCATTTACTCCAACTGCCGATCAGACAGTTACATTAAGAACAGTTATTCGTTTTTAAGAAATTATTCAACAGGATAAGATTAAACAATGTTAGACTTCAACACCGAACCGTATAATGACGACTTTGACGAGAATAATAAATTCTATCGAATTTTATTCCGTCCATCTTTTGCTGTTCAAGCCAGAGAATTAACTCAGCTACAGACAATATTACAAAAACAAATTGCTCAAACAGGAAATCATCTCTTTAAACAAGGTGCGATGGTTGTTCCTGGTGCAGCTAATCTCGATACAGATTATAATTATGTAAAATTACAAACTTATTATGGTTCAGATGTTGTTGAGACTTATGTTGACAATTTTGCTGGCAGAGATATCATAGGTGCAAATGGAGTTGAAGCCACAGTATTAAAAGTTGTGCATGCAGTAGGTTCTGATGAGACTACTCTTTATGTTCGTTATAAAACTAGCGGTACAGATAAAGTAACTAAGAAATTTGCAAACAATGAAGTAATCACAACTAATGGTGGCACAGGAACATATACAGTTCAGGCAATTGCCTCTAATGCAGTTGGTGTTGGTTGTGCTGCAGTTATTGAACGTGGTGTTTACTATGTGAATGGTTATTTTGTTCTTTGCGATGCTCAATCTATTATTCTAGACAAATATACCAATGTTCCTACATATCGTGTTGGTCTCACAATCGATGAACAAAAGATTACTCCAGAAACTACATATACAAGTTTGTCTACTGGTGAACTTGTTACATATGATATGTTATTGGATAATGCCCAAACATCATATAACTATGCTGCTCCAGGTGCTCATCGTTACTACATTGATCTAGTTTTAACAAAAATTCCATTACTAACATCTGCATTTACTTGGACTGCAAATACTAAATTTGCGCTTGGAGATATTGTTAAAACTGGTAACCTTTATTATCAAGTAATTATTGCTGGCACAACTGGATCAACTGCTCCAGCGTTTACTTCTGGTACTGCTACTAATGGTACTACAACTCTTAAGTTTATTCAATCATATGTTCAGTCACTTGATGTTGATTCTGATTCTAATTTTATTGAGTTAATAACATGCACTGCTGGTCAAGTTGAAAGACAAGTAACAGAAACTGCTTATGCTCAAATTGAAAAAACATTGGCACGTCGCACAATGGATGAATCTGGTAATTATACTGTATCACCATTTAAAATTGATATTCGTGAACATAGAAATAATAATCGTGGACAATGGTTAACTTCTACTGTTTATGCAATTGGTGATGTTGTTTCTAATGCTGGTAAAACTTATGTTGCGTCAAGTAACGGAACTTCTGGTAGCGTTGCTCCAGTGCATACTGGTACAACTGCAATAACTGATACTTCAACCACTGGTGGTGTTCTATGGGAATACACAACAAACCCATTCTATAATCGTGGTATTTACAGCCCAACAGATGGCGCAAATCCAGGAGATGATGGAAAACTTGCTATTGGTTTAGAGCCTGGAAAGGCATATATTGAAGGATATGAAATTGAAAAAAGATCTACTACATATGTCACTGTAAATAAAGCACGTGTATCAGTTCAGTCTACTTCAAAATATTTACCTTACTCTCTTGGTAATTATGTTTTAACTACTAATATCAACTCTTTACCACCATTTGATTCTGCAACTGGTTATCCAAAAGTCACATTATATAATAGATTCGTTTCTTCTGTTGGTAATGCTCCACTTAGTTCTGTTACAGCGACTGTTGCAATTTCTGGATCTGCTGGCCAGTTTACTTGCGGTAACTCTACTCTTGCAGTGGGAGACCTGATAACAATTACTGGAACAAAAGGTGGAACATCAACCTTTACTGGTTATACTTCTGGCACAACTTATAAAGTTTCTGCCGTTACTGGTACTTCACCAAGCGTAACTGGTTTTACTTTAACTACTACATCTGATGCTGCTCTATCAACTTCTGCTGGTACATTAACTGGATTAACTTATACTTCAGTGGGCGGAATTGCAATTGGTACTGCACGTATTCGTGGTATTGAGTGGGACAATGGAACTATTGGTACACAAACTGCTGTATACAAACTTTTCTTATTTGATGTATCTTTAACAAATGGATACGACTTTAATCGTGATGTTAAATCATTCTTCTATAGCCGTTCAGATACAAATTTAAATTTCTCTGCAGATATTAATAATATCCCTACAAATTTAATTGGTTCTGCCACAACATATTCTTCATATCCAACTAAAGGTGCTTCAGCAACTCTTACTGGTATTGGTACTGCATGGCAAGGTGGTACATCCACTAGCCCAGCACTTAAAGTTGGTGACTATATTTTAGTCAATACAACTTCTGGAGATGTTCTTCGTAGAGTAATTACACTTTCTAATAATGGATCTATTATTCTTGATAGTACAGTTACTGCTGATGGCGGAATTGTTAGATTAGTAACATCAGGATTACAAGAGCCACAGAACTCATCTTTAATTTACCCACTTCCTAATTACGCAATTGACTCAGTTCGTGATAAAAATGGTTTTAACACTATTAACTATTATGGTATGCAATATTTGGCAGCACAAGCTGGTGCTCCTAGTGGTGGTGGTGTTTGTTCACTACAATTATCTTTAACTGCTGGTTCTGGTGTATTTGCCAGCGCAGATGAAACTGATAACTATGTTTTAGCATATTATGACGCAACCTCTGGTGGTACGATTGTTAAACCTTCTGCTTGGAGTGCAGGTAATGGCACAACTATTACCTTTACTATTCCAGACACTTATGCAGGCAAAGATTTTATTGCCATGGCAACTATTCTGAAAACTGGAATTGGTGAGAAGAGTAAACTTAAAACTACAGAAACTGTAACATTTACTACTCAAGCTGCAGCGACAAAGGCAATCCTTTCTCTTGGTAAAGCAGATATTTTACGTATTAAATCTATTATGATGGATGGTGGTTCTTTTACATCACCTGCAGGAACTTATACCATTGATATTTTTGATCACTATGATTTCGATAATGGTCAAAGAGATACTCATTACGATCTTGGTAGATTATTATTAAAGAATTCATTCACTCCTCCATCTGGTCCTATCTCAGTTACGTTTGACTGGTTTGAACATACCCCTGGAGATTATTTTACTAAAAATTCTTATCAGATAACTGGATCAACAGCAAAACTTAAAGTAGTTGATGTTCCTTCTTATAATGGTGTATCATTACGTGATGTGATTGATTTCCGTCCAAGAATTGGAGATGGTGGTGTTACATTTACTGGTACATATGCATCATTCTCTATTACACCAAAACGTGGTAATGATATAACTCTTGATTATTCATATTACCTATCTCGCAAAGATAAACTTGCTATCGATAAAAGTGGTAAATTCTTTAACATTGCAGGTGTACCTGCTTTAGTTCCAGGAGAGCCACTTGATCCAGCAGTGGGCATGGTTGTTTATAAGTTGACTCTCGAGCCATATACTTTTGGTACATCAAATGCTAACATTGTTATCGACCAAGTTGATAACAAGCGTTACACAATGCGTGATATCGGTAAACTAGAAAAGCGTATTGATAATCTAGAGTACTATACATCTTTATCGCTATTGGAACAAGAAACAAAATCTCTTTCTGTGACCGACTCACAAGGTTTAGAAAGATTTAAAAATGGATTTATTGTAGATTCTTTCACAGGACATAATGTTGGTAACGTGTTGTCACCAGATTACCTATGTTCTGTTGATATGCAAAATGGCGAACTACGTCCATTTTATACAATGCACAACGTAAATCTTGTAGAAAACAAGAGTACTGATGCCGCAAGATTGACTGCTGGATATAAA